TCAACCTCAGCTCCGAAAGCTTGTTTAAGAGCTTTCATCATATCTTCATCATCTACGGTAGCGTTTCCAGATTCATCATAGAACTTATCCAATACTGAATCGACGGTTAATACTTCTCCTTCTCTGGTATCTCTATAACTATTCTCTTCTACTGACATTACACTATCATACTTCATGGATTTACCTTCATACGCATTGAAAATATCGTTTAAAGCCCTCTCCTCTAAAGCTACCGGTATTTTATCTCCCTTTGATGTAGTAATGATTAATCGATCTCCAACTACGGATGCATCAGTCGCAGAGTGTATTTTACCCTCCCAAGTAAAATCCCCAGTCTTAAATGACTCAACATCGTTATTTCTTATAACTTCATTAATGTCGAAACGTCTTATAGAAAATTCCTGCTCTTTTGGTGTTAAAGCTCTACCCTTTTTGTTAGCAGCTCTTTTTAGTGCCTCCATAGCTTTGTTGTGTCTAACACGTTCTGCAAGTGTACCTTTCTTAAGCTTCAAGTCTTCTGCCTCGCCTGTATACTTTCTGCTATCTTCTTCATCATAAGCAGCCTTTATTTGCCTTGTAACAAAATCTTTAACTAGTTGCTTATCCTCTTTAGTGTAAGAGTCCTGCTCTCCGTACCTCTCTGCGTCACCTTTTTTCTTGATAGTCCCTCTTGAAGCTTGATAAAGTAATGATGACATAACTCTCTTGTCTCCCATAACTACATCTAATTTAGCTTCTAAAGCTCTTTCATTTAGATCATCCCAAACTTGTTTAGTTGTCTCCCAATTGCCAGTAGCTTCATTTTTAACTCTTTTGCCAAAACCAGATAACCAACTGTTTACAAGACCTTCGTCACCTGCCATTTCTACATTCTCATAAGGTCTGTAATTACCATTAACTAAGTCAGAAACTTTAACTTTCATTTTACTTTCGTTCCCTTCGCTATCTTTAATCAAAGCTTCTACTACTGGGTTATTCCTTTCATCCAATGAGTAGACGAAATTATGTTGTGCGATAGATTCCATTAAACCTTCCCACTCATTGTCAACAGGAGATATTTTACCTTCATTTGCTAACTTAACATAATTTTCATTGACCTTGGCTAAATGTTCTTCATTATTGGTTAAATTCTTGAATTGAGATAGTACTTTTTGTTGTTCATCTAAGAAACTTTTATAAGACTTATAATCACCTTTATCGTAAGCTTCCCTAGCTTTAACACCAATATTTGTATAACCTTCAATTGCAGTAGAAGCAAAGTTTCTTACAACATCATCCCTACTATCAAATCCAGTTACAGTTGTTTTAAAAGCGTCATCCTTTAGCTCAGTATCTTTAAAAGCTTTATTTCTAGCCGCCGCATCTTCTTTCTTTTTAAGGGCTTCGGCTTTTTTAGCTTCCGCATTTTCACGCGCGGCAATGCCACCCCAATACTGTAAACCTTGATCTATATTATCTTTAGGCACTTGCAACTGTTTACCAGCTGCCGCCGCTGTTACTTTTGTCATATTTTCCTGTTTTTATGATCCTCCCATTAAACCTCCACCAAAGAAGCTCTTAAAAGCGTTAAATATCCCTTGATCTCCTTGCTCTACTTGACCTTGTGCCTGAGCTGCATTCATTACATTTCCTACTCCTTGGTACTTCAATCCCATACCAACGTTAGCCATTTGACCAATACCAGCTAATTCATCTGTCTGCCTTTTTTCGGTCATACCTTGAATCCTAGCTTCATCACCAGAAGCAGCCATATCAATTGCTTTTTGTTTAGTATCTAACTCTGCTGCAACCTCCTTGTTTACTTGTGACTTTCTAGCTCCCACTCTCCCAAGACCTCCAATAATAGCTCTAGTACCTCCAGACTGTAAAGCGTCAACTGCCGTAGCTTCTGTAAGTAAAGCCTGTTCAGTTTTCAAATCTGATCCAAGTGTACTAACTTGATTATTCTCATAAGTATTAGTAAGCTCTTGCCATTCGAAATTTTCTTGTGCTGCCTTAGCTTCTTTTTGTAATTTTCTACCTTCGAAGTATTTCATTACTCCTCCATAAGCGCCCATTGCGTTCCCTAAACTTGCTGCCATTATATTCTTTTTGTATAAAAAGTGACTCCTTCATCCGAAGGTTCAAAACCAGAAGCGATAAAAGATTCCATCAACTTAGGTGTGTCACTTGTAGTTAATAATAATTCGAAGCCTTTCTCTAGGACTCTACCTTCTATAAATTTCAGTAATTCTCCTAAAGCCCCTGCTCTCAATTCCTTTGGGGATAATTTGTTTGACGTTGGAAATCCTATCCAAGCAATACTGGAATTAGTTTCATACACAGGTACTGCGTACAAATCTATACCATCCTGTGAAACAACGTAAATAGACTCTGGTAAAGCTGTAATTGGAAGTACAGGGAATCCCCATTCTTTCCAAAACCCAACCAAAGTCCCATAATATGTCTCTTTGTGTTCTAATCTATACCTCATTGATTTAATTTTAGTATAGCAAAGATAACATTTTTTACGTTACAAGCAAATGTATTAAGTAAAACTTTTCATTACTTCTATATTCACTGCAAATAATTCTACTTTAGTGTCTTCCATTACTTCTAAATCCATTCTCATAGTGTAACCTCTTAAGTTACCTCCTGTAATCCTTGGGTTTTTCCTACCCATAATGAAATCCCCACTTGTTAATGTACCCGTAGTATCCATTGTTATAACTCCAGAAGCATAATCTTGAATAATACCCATTGGTTCTAAAGATTCATTCAGTATTACGTCTCCCGCTGTCAAAAGTACACTACCTCCTGCAATAGTAATTGTACTACCAGCTACTCCTGTGACTCTTCCAATACCGTAAATAGATTTAGAATCTAATTGGTTTATATCTTCGTTTCTTCTAGCGTATGCATACCACATTCCTTCCTTCTTAACGAACTCTACTCTGGAGATTGAAGATTCCATAAAGTCGTCAGTATTTGAAATATAAGCTTTTATTAAAGCTTCCCAAGTATTATTTCCTTCTAGTGAAACTGCTTGTAATTCTTTTACGTCAGAGGCATTCTCGTTGAACATTATTGCAACCTTAGTTGGATACTGAACTCCATAGTAAGTATTTCTAGGTACGTTATCAGAATGGTGAACATAAAGCTCCCCGTTATTAAAACTGAAAAATCTACTATTCATTCCTATCATATACTCAGGTAGAAAAGAGTGAAACGAAGTCCACCCTTTTACCTTTTCATCAAATGTAATTGTCTTATCTTTTTTACAACTCATGTTTTTATTTATTAGTTTCTATAATCCCAAATGAGGTATAGATAAATTTCTGTTGTTCTATCAAAATCAAACTCTATTGAGTTAGAAATGAATCCAAATGCACCTTCTACTGTATCCACTTCTGGGAATGTAGCTAAAGCTAACATATCGTCTACTTGTAAAGGACTGTAAAAGTTCTCTGATATCAAGTACCCTAATCTATTGCCTTCTTCAAAACTACCTGAATGTAACATTGAAGTAAATGCCTCCATTTTTACTCTACTCCCGTTTATAGGAATAAAATTTACACCTTCTGCACTTGTTCCTACACTATAAGTATCGAGGACATTACCTCCGTCAAAAGTACTTGTCACACTTTTAAGTGGAGAAGAGTACGTATCGTTTGACCAACTATACCTACTTGTAATTGTTAACCCGTCATCCGCTGTATCATTTAAGATCACTGAAACAACTGATAGATCAGAAGTCTCAATACAACTTGGATTTAAGCTCACGCTTGATCCGCAAATAGGTGTCTCAATAGTCACTTTAGCAGTGGTTGGAATACTTTCGTATTTGTACACAAAGAACTCTCCAATAGACCCTCCAGTAACTTCACTGTAACCTAAAGCTACAAGCTCGTCATTATAAGATGGATCACCTACGAAATTACTAGATACACTTGTACCATTCCACTCAATGATAAACCTAACTGGTACACCATTACTTTCATAAGAAAATGACATTAATCCAATGCTCACTCCAAAATCAACATTTACTACTGTACTTCCATTTAGACCAGTTCCAGAATAACTTCCGCTACATAAAATAGTTGTCTCCTGAGCTTGAATTTTAGTGCTTGGGTAAACTACATATTGATCCTTAAATGGATCATAAGCTGCAACCTTCTTCGTATTAATTGTATCCTTAAATAAATTCTTAAAGTAAGTTCTCATTCCATAGTTAGATATTTCTGTAATACCGTCAATACCTAACCTACAAACACAACCTCTTTTTGCATCAACAAAGAAAATATGATTACCATATACAGCTATACTTTCTGGGTCTCTTCCAACTCCGTATTCTCCAGAGTAAGGAACTAATTGACCTAATACTTCCTCGATAGAAGATAAATTACTAGTACCATCCGCATTGTATAATAAGTCTTTACCATACAATACTTTAGAGACTTTATCTTCTTGGAAGACTAGCAAGTTGTCATTTCTATTAAGCAAATATTGGATTGCCCCATACTTTTTGTCTATATCCTCTTTATAATTGGCAGTAGATAAGTTAAATTCATTTAAGCCATTTACATTGGAATTTTCATTGTATGTAGCACTATATGTAATATCCGCAAATCTCCTAACTTCTCTGTACCTTTCTATCGCAGTTGTTGTAGGTCTTAAATCCATTGTCAAGTAATTAGCTTCTACTAACTGACCATCGTTGTCTGTTCCAACTGAAAAGGCATCTTTGTATCTAAAACTTTCTGCCCCATTACCTTGTACGTAACAATTAAAGGTATCAAGCTCTGCTATGGCTGTCCCACTTGAATCAGATTGATTTTGTACGTTTGCTTGATGGAAACCATCTACAATGTCAAAGGTCTGCTCAGTCTCAGAAAAAACATCATTAATAATGTCAGTTGGTACAGTTTCAAAAATAACAGTACCCTCTGAAAATAATACTTCAAACTTTACAGTTGTTGTAATCTTTCTTGAAGCTGTACCGTCCCTGTGCGCTCTTACCCAGAATTGAGAACCATCACTTGTAAAGTCCCATCCTACTCCTCTGTTGTCGTCCCCTAATCCAGAGCTTCTTGTATAATCTTCCCCAAATGAGCCTAAATCTACTACCTCTGCATCAAACCACTCTTGCATGCTGTCATAATCTCCTCCAGACCTAAAAGTCCTGTCGTAAGTTTCATCATAAGATATTGAACCTCTAGCCTTAAAATTAATGAAAATCCTAATTGTTGATCCAGCATTAATTTTATATGGGTTAAATGTCCCACTAGATGTAGTCCCGAAATCAGGGTTTGTATGGGTTGGAACTGGATACCTTAAGTGACTTGCACCTTCAAACGTCCTAGCTGTGGCATCATTAAAATTCATGTCAAAACCAGCAGGCTTTATTTTCATATACAACCCTGCTTCCTCTATAATATCGTCCCCATCTATATTCGTGTTACCTTCTATGAAATCTTTATCTTGCTCTTTTACTTCAAGGACTCTCACTTTGATTACATCTTCTACAATACCACCTAAATCAGATTTCACAATTAAAGTGTCGCCTTCTCTTACTTTATCCTTGTTAGCTCCTTCAAGTTTTACCCATCGGTACAAACCGTCCTCGTAAAAGACATTTGTATATATTGTATGGTAAAGCCCTCTATTTGTCTTAACAACAAATTTATATCTGTCAGCCCATGCTGGAGGTAAATGGTTTAAGTTTACAACTATCTTGTTTTGAAAAATAGAGTACTCTTGTCTTACATAAATTGTATTGTCTGCATCAGTTAACGTAGTAGTTGACCTATTATACTCATCTAAGTATATGATACCTACTTCGTAACTCCTGTTAGTTTTTAAACTAGTGTCAATCGCGATCTCTCTGTAAAATACCTCACTAAAACTTCTAAAATACCAATCTGCATTTTCTACGTGAGTGTTAGCAGGATTATCATCTAAATCCGCTGGAGTATCATCAATCAAATACTCTATTGTAGGCGCTGCAATTGTAATTGTAGTTGTAGTACTAGAGTCAATTGTAAATCCTGTAATACCCTGTACTTCACTATCATCAGGAGGAGTTGCATCATAATCAGACTCAAAGTTACCAGACAAAATACTTGTGATAAACAAGATAAAATCTTCGTCAACAGCTAATTCGTTCATATTCGCATAATCCTTATTTAGAATAAAATCTAAAGTATTACTGTATGTACCGCTTACAGAATCTGATTTTAATTCAAAATTGAATGATAATCTAGCTCCATCTGTCAAAGGATATGAACCAATATTGAACGTTATTTTTGAATCAGCTATTGTACCTGCACTAAGACTCACAGCTAAGTTATCTCCAGATAAATCGTTATTAATAAGACTTAAAGAGTAATCTACATCAATTTCTTGACCAAACTTATTCTTAAGGTCATACTGCTCTATGTAATTAGCAAAAGCAATTCTGTTTCCTATGGCTTCCATTGCCTTAGCTTTTCTAGGTACATTATCAAACTGCCTGAATAACTCTTTTTCTGGTAATGGAGAAAGAGACTTAGAATTTGAGAATAAAAACGACTCTTCTGTGTCGTTAGCCCATCCTTCATTCTCCTTGTTGAAAGTTTCAATCAAGTAAACAGTAGACGACTCAGCTTCCTTAAATAGTAATTCAATATCAGTAACTCTTTTTGATCCAGTATTAAAACCTATATTCAAAGCGTTAAATTGATTTTGCATACCTTCATTCTCCATTGTCTGATAATCTAAATTAAACCCGCTAGGGGCGAATGCATAATTAGATAAAGACGAGATCGCGCTATAATCACCATCAAGGTATTTGTACCTATAAGCAATACTTAAAAACTTATTCTGTAAATAATTCTCTTGTGTAGATGGTGTAAACGTGAAATCCACCGTAGGAGCGTACCTAGGTGGTTTTTTAATAAGTATAATGTCATCCTCTTCGAATCCATCAAGCCCGTAAGTTTTTGATCTTTCTATATTTATTAGTCTTGGATTATTACGATCATCTACCCAACCAAGTAAATCCCTTTTGAAATCACCGTTTATGATTTTCACCACTCCAGTAATTAAAAAATCTTTATTGAAATTTAGAACTCCGTCAGGGTTACTAGATTCTAATAAGATACTTAAGTTGGAATTAGGTACATCGTACTCTAAAACTAAATCCTTTTCGTCGGAAGTTACAAACCAATAAAGTAACTGTCTGGCTGAATCTGAGTAAGCTCCTAAAGCTGTGGCATTTGTTAAGTTGAGGTCAGTCAACTTCTCGTTACCTTTCATATTCTCTATTGCCCCAATATCTGATCCATCAGTGTTGATAACATCTAAGTTCTCGGCGTACGGATACTGACCTTTTTTAATTAATCTTTCGTCAGTATCCGTGTCCATTTTACCTCCTACGAAGGTTCTTTTTTGTTGCATATTTTCTTGTAAGTTAAACAATCATTATAATTTCTTTTTGGTGAACTACAATGTATCCACCCATATCTTCTCCAGCCCTTGAAGAGACGTAAATAATATCTCCGTCTTTCACTTCTTCTGCTCCATTAGCCTTTTCGACTCTAAGCTTTTTAGCTGATTTTCTTTCCGTTGGAATCTCAAATGACCCACTCACTTCTTGGTTTAGCTCTACACAAGCTACATAACCATTCAACATTGTTTTAATGTTCTCTTTTGTTTTACTACTCATAATTGTTTAATTAAATTGTTATACCCACTTATTTGCTCCTCTAAAATATTGCATTAATTCAGCAACCCTTAGTGTTTTTAGTCTTCTTTTTGCGATTCTCCTATTATTGAAATATTCCTTCCTAGCTCTAAGTTTCTCATTTTGAGGTACATTACGCCTCATCATTATTAATTGCCAGTAAATATACGAATTAACCGCCTCTTCTGCAAATTTATGTATACTTAATTTTGATTCAGCTTTCCCTTCACAACCTACAAAAAGACCATCTGAGATATATTCAAGTACTACATCTTTACCAAAAACCTCAGAACCAAACCTAATTACTCCTGCGGATTTATCAATTTTATAAGTCCCATTTGTAAACACTCTACTCATATCTCTATTAGGAGCAAATTGATAACAACTTACCATACCTCCTGAGATAGAACCTTCTGGTATTGCTTCCCCTGTAATTGGGTCTAAGTCTAAGCCTTCTTCCGTAGATTGCAGTACGCAACCTACTTCATCAAACAATATTTCGTAATCATTGTCTTGTAAGTAAACCTGAGCAATAGACATTTTATCATCTACTGACATAGGGTGTAATTGACCTTTGTCATCTACCCATGAAATCCTTACGTAATTAACGAAATCTGGAGGCAAAGTTACTGTCAATGTAGGACTAAGTTCAAGTTCAATAGCCCTAATTTCTTGTACCACATCGTAGTACAGTTCTTTGAAAGCTTTTCTAGCTTGATGTAGTACTCTAAATCTACGTACCCCAAATACAAAATCGTCTGGGTCTAGCGACATCATAAACTCATTTACGATATCACTCATTAATACATACTGGTAGTTCCCGTGAGAATCTACATCTTCATAATATTCTGCTGACGTTGCCATTAGTTATTCTCTTTAGCTGTGTTCATATTCTTCATCTGCTCAAAAATCTGCGTTAATTCTGTCTCCCTTAGATTAATACCAAAAATTGACATTATCCTGATTACTAGGTTTGGTAGTTCCGACTCATGGAGTTCAAAGTCTTGGAAACTCGCGTTTGTTGGGTCATAAACCTCTTGACCTAAGATCGTGACAAAAGTCCAATTAGGGAACTTAGGCTTTCTTAAGTACCTCATTGTTATTTTTTCTAAGGTGTCTGGGTATAAAACTAACTTCTCTTTATAAGATTCATAAACAGGATAAGTTTCAGTAGGTCTTGACCCTGTTAATCTTAAATAGTTTATTGAACTCCTTTCTACTTCTTCTATAACTATCGGTGTTTGTTCCACTCCGTCAATATATGGCGTGTAAGTTAATCCATCTTCCTCTATGAAGTATAAATCATCGGGTACTGCCACTTCTCCTGACACTGGACTCAGAAAAGCTATATCAGAAAATTGGGTTATTAAATGTCTCTGGTTGTACGCCAAGTTGCCGTATCCTTTATTAGTAAGCCCTCTATTCTCTCTGTTACCGTCCTTATTGGCATCCTCAAAATACCCATCAAATATTTCCAATTGGACGTTGTTAGCGATAAGGTTAAATTCAGGTGGTGAGACATACCCCTGATTCTCTTTATTCAATATCGTCAAAACTGTTTTATATACTGTGTCTATCATAAAGCAAAGATACTAAAAAATTGATTACAAATAAAAAAGCCCCAACTTTACGAAGGGGCTTTAGTATTAAATGGCTAACTTTCAGGTTATTAGCTCTTTTTTGTAATCTCTTGGGAAACTAACATTCCCTCCTCTGTCTCTAAGAAAGACACAACGTGATCTACGATTGGCATTCCAACTGGGGCAGTAGTAATTACCCCTTTTCCTTTAGTCCAAATTAAAGACCTTCCGTTCATTGAAGCTTGAACAATACCATCGTGCATAGCTCTTAAAATGAAGTGTCTACGTGTAGCCTCACCATCTTCGAAAATATTACATTCTCCAGAATCATCTGTGAAGTAATATGGATTTTCATCTGCCTCTTGGTAAATTCTACGTTTCAACGCTTCTGGAGTCATATCCTTAGCAATTTCAAATGAATTTTCTAATGAAGCAACGACAGCTTCTAATTTAGAAATACCTCCATCCTCTTTTGCCGCTTCTCTAACAGCTGTTTTGATATCTAAGATTAAATCTTCTTCCTCTACTTCTTGCCTAGCATCCTCATTATCATCTACGAACTCAAATAATTGACCTCCGTTGGCAACATTATCAGGGTGCTTACTTAAGAAGTCTTGTGTAATAGTTTCATTCGCTGCTACATCAAGATACCCGTTTATAAACATTACCCTAGTAACTCTCGCAAAGTTTGACTGCTTTTCTAACTCAATAGTTTTTTCATTGGTACAGTGACGTATCGCGACTGGATAACCTAATTCTTCATCGTAATAAGTCAAATTACCACTTTTTCCTGTCTTGATATTGTAAGTAATTCCACTACGGTCATTAGCTAATCTATAAGTTTGTGCTTCTCTCTTTACTTTTGCTACTGGCTTCGCCTTTGTTTTTGTTGTTGTTTGTGACATTTTTATTGTTTTGAATTGAAATTAAAATTTTAATAAAAAAGGCGGCGAAATGTATAATAACACACCTCGCCCACCTTAAAGTTTTGATTTCTTAAGAAGATTACTCCCCTTCAAAAATCATAAAGTTATTTGCTCCAACTGTACAAAGCATACGCTCTGATAAGTGGTTAACTTTCATTGCATCCTCGTCATCAGTGTAAACTCCACCTACTGTACCTGTTACCCAAGTTTTGTAACGTCTGTTTTCCTGACCTGCAACTCTGTACTTAGAGTGTAAGTAGTGCATCTTAGTCTTCTCTCCACCACCGTTTCCGTTGTACTCACCTTCGTAAACTTCTTTTGTACCTATTGGCACTAAGAATGCTCTAGTTTTACCAGCTGCTGTTGATACAGCTCCGTGTAATGTTGGATCATTAAGCAATTTTGAATCAGTTTTGAAGAAGTTGTAAGAACCTCTAGTAAACCCTTTAAATCCTAGGTTAATAGACATATCTTTACCGTTCTTGAAGATTCCGTAAGACAACCCGTTATCATACCCTGCTCCGATCTCTCCAAGCATATCATCAATAGCGAATGATTGGTCTCTGTCAACATACATCATATAGTCTTGAATCTTCCCCTGAGCGTCGAAACGTCTCACGATTTCATTCCAATCTAAAATGTCAGCTGCAATACCAGAGAAACCGTTTCCACGTTTTCTAATAGCATCGAATAAACCTTCTGTTCCACCAAAACCTGCTGCTTGTGCATCTGATCCAGCTTCTGCAATTTGACCATTAAGCAAAGAAAGTTCTAAACGATCTTCCCACCTACGTCTTGTATCTTTTTCAGATTCCATGAACCATAAATATCCACCACTTGAAGTCTTAACCCATCCAATTTGAGTAGCGTCCGAACCGTTAACTTCGTACTTATCTTTTTGGATGATTGGCTTATTACTTAAAATAGAGAAATCAGTTTCAAGTGATCCTACCATACCTTTAGTACCTTTATGGAACTCAGAACCATCAGCAAACACTGTCAAAGCAGATGTAGCTAAAGCACCTAGTCCAGCACTTAAATATGATGCTACTGTAAACGTGTTAGCAGTTACAGCAGTTACGACACCCCTACGCTTTTTAGTTCCGTCAGAAATGTGTAATGTTTCATTCACCCTGAATACGTGTCCAGCCTTAGTAAAAGTGCTACCAGTTCTAGTTACATCGTTGTACACAGTGTGTAATCTTCCTTCCTCAGTCCAAATGTATTTATCTGAGGCAAACGAACTTTCCTGTGACATGCTGTGAAGCATCCCTGAAACCGATTGCTTACCGTAAATGTTGGCAATTTCATCGTGCGTTTCTGGAGACTCCTGACTTGTATAGTCAAACAGAGAAATGTAGTTTGTTTTCAAAACTTCCTTAGTTGAAGTTGGTGTCACCTTATAAGTTGGTGCGGCGTTTAATCCCATAGTATAATTGTTGTTAGTATTTGTTAATATTTAATCTTTCTACCCTAAAAACGCTTTTAAGCCTCCTTCGATCTGCATCCCTTTTCCAGTTCCAGTATCTTGGTTAGCGTTTGCGTCCCCCCTCTTCTCTCTAAGGTTAGAGTTATTTGTTTCGTTAATTGTTTCTTCTTTCCCAGAGTTAACACCTTGCTCGAAAACAAGTTTGATGATCTCATTGAAGTACTTGATCTTAATTCCGTCATTAGTTACCGACTCATGGTTTATACTACCATCCTCGTTCCTCCAATGAGACATTTCATCAATATAACTTGGTAAAGAATCCCTCCCTTCTTTATCAGTCTTAAAATCAATAGTTAGATCATCTGAGAGTTTTAGAGATAATTTCTCCGCTTTTTGCGCAGCTGCGGTCAATTTCTCCTTATAAACACTTTGCGCTTGTGTGTTAGCCTCAATAGATTGCTTTGCAGCTTTACCTAAATCAATTAATTCCTGATTTTCAGGGGATAGTTTAGATGGAAGTGGCTCATTAAATTTGGATTTGTACTCACCCAAAGTCTTACGCCCATCAGTCGCAGCTCGTTTTAGTTTTATTGATTTTGACATCACCTCTTCTTCGTCATCATCTTCTCCAGAAACATACTCCTTATTCATAAGGTGTGATATCTCTTTAGAATCTAACTCTGGATATTGATGTTGTAGAAACCTTCTTACAACATCTTTATCATCCATTGACTTGAAATCTTCTTGATATTTTAACCAATCTTCTACTGACCTACCTGTCTTCGATCTAAAATCAGCGATTTCCTTTAGAACTTCATCACTTGCGAATGGGTCTTCAACTTGTGTTGTTAAGTCTTCAAAACTATTTACTTCTCTACCTAGCTTCTCGCTTAGGCTTTTCAATAGCACTTCATCCTCTATTACAGTATCATTCCCTTCTGGCGATCCGTTACCTAGGTCGTCATTCTGATTTGAATTTTGAGAAGCCTCAGCAGCAGCTCTCTCAGCCGCCGCTTTATCTTCCTCTGAAATATTATTCTCTTGATTTCCATCTTGATTTCCATCTTGATTTTCTCCTTGATCCTGAGAACTTAAATCCTCATTATTTTCAGCTCCAGCTCCATTATCCTCATTAGAACCATCTCCATTTGCTTTACTGAAATCGTATTCAACTTCTACGTTATCACTCATAATTATTTCTTTTAGTTTAATTTTCTGTTACAAAGATAAGAAAAAATCCTTTCGGTCATTTTTTACTGAGGGTTGTGGTCTTCTAGTCCCATACTACCAGATATTTGATCTGACGAAGACTCAAAACTCATAGCAGGTTTGTTAAACTGTCTTTGCTCTATCTTCTTGGAATCGTGAGAGTTCTGACGATCTTGTCTCTTGTCTTTTCGATTTTCTTTCTCCTCTTCTAAAATAGTTTTACCTTCAACTTCTAATCCCTTCAACTGCATATTATACAAAAATTCCTTTTCCATTAATTGAAACTTAGCTTCCTTTTCTGTATTTATTTCTAAAATTTTACTCTGAGTTTTAGCTTGAATAGTTTGTAATTCACTTTGACCTTTTAACTGAATTTCCGCTTGTTTATTTTGAGAAGCTGCGTTTGCAGAATTAATAGCCCCTTTTTGGCGAAGTTCTTCCATTAACTTCTCAGCTTCAAGCTTCTTTTTCTCTCTTCTAATACGTCTAACTTTCAATAATTGGTTTGCTAACTTTATGTTATCAATAGACCTAATATCGATAGCGTCATCCAAAGTGATAATATCTTTAGATAAAGCAGCTTGAATATTAGATTCCAACATCTGCTTTTCCTGCATATCAGGTCTTATCTGGATATTTATACCTACATCGTGTAAAGCATAGTTCTTCAATACAGTTAACGTACTCATGTTAATTTTACCGATAGCATTGATATAAGCCTCTTTTAAGTTTGGATACCTAAATACGTCCTTAATTCTAAGGGCTAATCCTTGTCCTAATCTTTCAGATATATCTAAAGCTGCATCAAGTACGTGCCTTGTAGCAGTATTACTGTTTAGAGATAATTGCTCTTGTACACCTACTGCCATATCTGGGTGAGGTGTTGAAGCATCTGTTCCTTGTGAAATCCCTATCGCATCCCTAAGTAAAGTTAAGTAGTGGTTATAAGAACTAATTAATTCTCCTAAACCTCTAACTACACCATTATTGAGTTCTACTATCGGACTCTTACCATGATTAAAATCACCTTCCGAAGTTACAGATGTTGTCAATACGTTACCAGTTTCATCGTAAATCTTCATAACTTCAAGTGGTGTCAATGTACCTCCGTCTCCCATGTCAATTTCATCAAGACCATCAACATCAATAATAACTCCATTCGGTCTAGCCTTAGCAATTAATTGTTGAATCTTAATGTGAATCTGTTGCATCTGATCCGCATATTGAGTAATTCTTTCTACAAGACTCTTAGTTCTATTCTGGTACAACTCAGGTGCGTAGAATAAATAGTTAGGTAAAGTCCTGTTTAAGTGACCTTTTGGTCTAATCATGTTTTCGCACAACCCGTAATTATATATCTTATTAGAACCTAAAACTAAAGTCCCTTTATACCAAACATCGATCACCTTTTTAACTACATCATAGTTTCCTCTTGTGTTCTCTGGCTTAGAAAAAGTACTCTCTCTTCTAATCATCTTGAATCCACCGTTCTTGTTATATTTCTTCTTATAACTTAAAGTATTAGTAGATTTAAAAGTGAAATGCATAACTTCAACCATCATATTAGGTAAGTCCTCTTGTCTTGAATTTGCTCCAGTTGATGAGTTATGATATCTGTCCCACTCAGTAGCTGATTCTGCCATTTCCCTCATTTCATCATTAGTGAAAGTTGATCCTGAGACTCTCTGTAATTCGTTGATAGTGATCCTCTCTACTTCACCGTAATAATGTACGTTCCTGAAATTTCTATCTTTAGCGTATGAATGTACACAGCTCGCTGGATCAACGTAATCAACACAAATACCCTTGCTTGGATCAGTGTTTAACTTAATACCTCCAATTCCTAGTGTTACGATATCCTCTACAACTCTGCTTTGAGTTTCATCATAATTATTCAAATCTAAAGTAAACTTCATTGCTTCCTCTGCTGCGATCTCAATAGCTGGCTTGTACTTCAACTTCATAAACAAGTCGATTTCATCTTGGCTATCTGGCATTTCGTCAGCATTCTGTGGCATTAAGTCAATATTAAGAACTCTTTGAGCCTCCTTCATAGCTGGCTTACCGATAACTAATTTCTCTAAACTTTGCTTGTACTTACTTTTCAAGTCAGTAGAGAATTTATCCGTAGCCTCTGCTTTGATATCAAATAATCTTTCAGTCATTTGGTTTGTCAATAATTTAACAAACTTTGGAATAATTTGCAATGGTCTCCAGTCAAAATTAGAGTACGTAGACTCATCACCTCCAGCAATTAAATCCTTAT